AGAAGCGGATAAAGTCCTTCTTTCCGTTAATAAGAACCGTTGTGCGCTTAGGCAGAATATCATTTTCTTCGTCCACCACAACCTCTTCATCTGTCGTGAGGCGCTCAATCACATCCTTATCGGCTAGCAGAGCGATCGGTGTTGTCCACTTTTCCTTCATGTGAATCTCGGCTGATGTAACGGCTAACAAAACAACCGGCTCATGCTTCAATAAGTTCTCAATTTGCTTGCGCTGAGTGGCTGTAATTTCCGTATGGCGATCTGCTGTTTCCTTAGGACATGTGACGGGATGAGCCTTGTTCAAAAGTTGAAGACGCTTATATACCTTCTCCCAACGAGATACGTCACCCCGAGGACGAGATAGCTCTAGATACATGGACATTCTCAGAAAGTTTGGAGGTACATAGTGGATTCCCTCGCGAACAACATCCTCTTTCCATAGGCGATCAAATACATCCTCACTTAGCTGAGTAATATCGGCCACACCTGTAAAATCTGCAAACACCTTGAAGGTTCCAATGTGCATCCCCGGCTTCACCTCAACATTTTTCAGTCCATGGGCTACCAGCTGATTTGCAATGATCACCGAATGCTCTTGAGGCGTCTTGCTGAAAAAGTCATAATCCGGAACCTCCGTCTCGGGGTTGTAAAAACGATCCTTCTCAGGCAAGAGGTTGTTGATGGCAGTTCCACCGTAACAAAGAACAGGGTGTGTCTTCAGAAATTTCTCAACAATGGATAGACTGGTTTTTGTTCCAGGATCGGCAGCCGCGACCCGATTGTTCTCTTCTTCAAGCTCTCGAACCAGATGTTCGATGTCCTCCATTGTTAAAATGGAAGTTACTTTGTTTTTTATCCTGGGAGGCAGCAAGGATGCCACCTAAGCGTTATAATCTTCGTAAGCGAAATGCACCCGTCGTTTGGGTAGACGACGACACACTTAAGACCAAGAATGAAGACATTGATTCAGAGGACGACTCGGACTATGAGGCTCCTGAGGAGAGTGAAGATGAGAGCGGAACAGAGAGCGAAGACGAAGACGAGAGTGAGGATGAAAGCGAAGCAGAGAGCGAGGTCGAAGAGCAGACTCTCAAGCTCCCAAAGGGAGCCAAGGTGTCTGTGAAGCTCCACATTCACTCCTTCGCCGGCGGTAAGGGCCCTAGTCGGATTGACGTTGAGGATGAGTCCGAGGACGAGGAAGAGGAGGAGGAAGAGGAGTTCATCGCCCACCTCATGGACAAGTATGTTCGCCCCGAGCGGGGGATGGTAGGTGGTCGCCGTAAAAACCATAAGAAGGAGAAGGAAGACGAGTCGCCTGCCCTGTCCCTGAATGGCGAGGAGGAGGACTACTATGTGGATCTGTCCAAGTCCAAGCGTCGCAAGCTCAATGAACAGATGAAGGGACTTGCCAAGCTAGTTTCGGATGGCGAGGTTCCGTATAAGTTCCGCGTGCTTGCACTCCCGATTCCTGATGCGCTCAAGGCCTCTGTGATTCGCAAGATTGACGTCCTGAACGAGATGGACGGCGACAGTGGAGAGGTCCACAAGCTCAAGACCTGGGTGGACGGCTTTCTTCGAATCCCGTTTGGAAATATCGTGCCTCTTCCCGTGAAGTTCAATGAGGACCGAGCCGGATGCTCGAAGTTCCTCTCGGATACTCAGGGAACTCTCGACAAGGCCGTCTACGGCATGAATGCTGCCAAGGCTCAGATCATGCAGATTGTAGCTCAGTGGATCGCTAATCCCTCATCCGTGGGCAATGTGATCGCCCTCAAGGGACCGATGGGTGTGGGTAAGACGTCCTTTGCCCGCCACGGTGTGGCTGAGGTTCTCAAGCGCCCCTTTGAGTTCTTCTCACTGGGTGGTGCTTCGGATTCGGCGAACTTCGTGGGACACTCCTACACTTATGAGGGAGCCACCTGGGGTCGTATTGCAGATGCGATCATGTCGGCTCGGTGCATGAATCCGGTCATCTACTTTGACGAGTTGGACAAGGTCTCTACGACAGCGCACGGCGAGGAGATCATTTCTATGCTGATTCACTTGACGGACAGGTCGCAGAACTCGCACTTCCACGACCGCTACTTTGCAGGTGTTGACTTTGATCTGAGCCAGTGCCTGTTCGTCTTCTCCTTCAATGACGAGTCCAAGGTCCACCCGATCTTGAAGGACCGTATGCAGGTGATCACGTGTGCTGGATACACGGCCGATGACAAGAAGGCGATTGTGACCCAGTATGTCTGGCCTCAGGTGTTGGAGCGAATCAATATGAAGGATGAGTTAACCATCACCGAAGAGGCTATCAAGTTCCTCATCTCCGAGTATTCCGATGAGGAGGAAGGAGTGCGTGTCCTGATCCGTGCCGTGGAAACCCTGGTCACTCGCATCAATCTTCTGAGGATTGCTGATGAGAAGACGGCAAAGACCTACCCGTTCTACAAGGCAGTTAAGTTGCCCATGGTTGTTACGCCCAACGACATCAAGGCCTTGTTGGTAGAGACAAAGGTGGTGAACGAGTCATGGCGCCATCTCTACACTTGAGTAAATTCATGATAGGGAATACCCTCGCGATATAACACGACATTTCCACAAAACTCTTGATTGATGACTGGGTAGTCAATCACCACTACTTTTTCATTTGGATCACGTCGGACACCGTCATTGCGATACGAAAAGACAATCAGTCCTGGAGCTATCAATGGATAGATGTGAGTTGCCAAGAACTCATTGTCAACGCGATACTCCTCTCGGCACCACGTGATATACTGTTTGAACACCTTCTCTAGAAGAGGAATCTTACCCTTACATCCCCAGAGACCACCCATCAGATGTTGCTCATGCCAACAATGATCCCGAATTGTATGGGCAGTATACGGACTATTCAAAAAGGTATCAATACACCAACGATCTCGCGCATGAATACGGCTATCCGTATCGCGCACGCAGACAAACTCATAGTCATCGCTCAGTGCTGGGAGAAAGCGATGAATCATATTCCGCGATCCAGATTCGAATGTTGAATTAACTAGGATTCCAAGTGTGTTTGCAAACTTTGAAGCTTCGGGTGACGCGTAGACCTGGATGACACACTTCGGGTAGTGAAGGCGAATAAGATGAACGTTTTCGGCTAATCCCCGATAGTACTTGTCTGTATAGGGTCCATATAGACAGAACGAAAAACAGCCACGAAGGTCCTGGCGAAGTGTCAGACGACCCTCTTCAATCTGATCATTGATGTTACGGGATTCAATCTTGTATCGCTTATCAATGCAACCGTTATACACCACCACATCCTCAAATGTATACGAACAGATACCAGTGTAGATCTGCGTCAGCCACTCATCGCAATGCCAGTTCCGAATGCTTGGGTGGAAGAACGTATTGAATAACCCATAGTGGCTCCGGTGGACAAATGCATTTTCAATCACCTGAGTTCCGCCTATCCGTAGTGCAAAGTTTACGGGGTTCTTAGGACCCACGACTCCGCGGTTCTTGTGGAACTTGAGCTTCTCAATAAACTTAGAGGTCCATCCAGGTGTTTCAATCACAACATCATCGCCGATCTGAAACATGTAGTCATGTCCGTCTTCGTAGGCTACACTCGCCAATCGGTTCCATACCCACGCGGGTGCGTGTTGGCAACCCGAAACTACCACGACCTTTCCAACTGTCTCAAGTTCAGATCGGTGACGAAGGAAGAACTCGTCGTCATCGTCCACGCCAATATACAGTTGGTATGTCTGTTTCGGATCCTTTGTAGCTTCAAAACTAGGCAAGAATCGGGTCATTAAAAAGCACTCGTCAAGAGTGCTCCACTCGTGCGCACGGCTACAGACGGGGACCAGTATGGCAACACTCATTGCTGTCTAGAGGATATTCCATGTAAACTCGGTCAACCGAACAATAAATCGAGACAATGCAGTTTCATTGATCCCTGCAAAGAAGTGCAGGGTCTCGTTAACCCGTCTGAAGGACAAACAGTACTCAATTGCAGGGGATACGAAGGTAAACGGCATTGAAATACGAGTAGGAATAAGGTCACTATTCAGTTCAACGAGACAATGATAATACTTGCGAGGAGGTCCATAGTCTACCATATGCACAAGAGTCCACCATTTCCCATCCATCCTGATTGGAGGAGCCGATCCACGGAAGTTTGCAAACATTGGAGGTGTCTGAATCTTCTTAACAATGGTTCCCGATGAATCAACAATGGTCAGTGGGTGCCAGTCGTAAATCATCTGGTCTGTTCCGTTAATAGGTAGCCAGTTCTTCTCACAGTCTCGTCCGTAGGGCGATGGAATGACCTTACAGTCCTTATACTCACCGGTTATGTATCTGCCTTGAAGAATACGAATATCCTTGTCGTAGTTATGAACTGTAGCAGTGAAACATGGCGTTCCATTCTTATCCGAATATCCACGAACATCCTCAAGACCCCTAATGGTATGATCACGAACAGGAAGGCCTACTGTTGATTCATCCATCTTTGTAATGAGTTGTCCAGTTTCGATATTAAAGCATGCATTCTCACATAGTGAAAGACCTTCGGGCGTTATAAAGTTTCCATTCACAACTTTATAGTTGACATATCTTACATTGACAAATGGATACTCAAGCACCGAAAGAGCTGAAGGTGAAAAGGACGGTCCAAATACAGCTGGAAATGTCAGCCGTTTCCGTTCAGAGATAAGTGGTTTCGTATAATATTGAAGGTTATAGAGAATGGATGGGTGATGAAGACCGAGTTTCAGCATATAGTGCACCGAAGACCGAAGACCCTCATACCGATCTGACTTTACGTAATAATCAAGAACTGACTGCTCATAGTCAAAAAGACCCCGATAGACATCTGTTTCAATGAATAAACTGTCTGTTGACATTGGAATTATCTGACCCATAACGACGTATTGATAAGCCTTATAGTGCTGGCCAGTCTCGCGGAAATATCTAGCAAGCTCATACAGAGGCTCAGCTCGTTCCTTGCGATATGCATATGCTCTGAGCATCCACTCTTCAAACTTTGAAATGTTTCCAAGTTCGCGATGGCACTTGGCAATCATGTAGTGGGAATACCAAATCTCTTCAAACCACCCACCTGCATGAATCCGTCGTTTATACATCGCAATGGAATCCTTCCATCGCCCAGTGCTGTGGTATGTCTGTGCAAGATAGAACATATACCGAACATTGGTAGGTTCATCAATGACTCCCTTTTCAAGGAGAATAGCATCTCGCTGAAACTTATCCGACTTGCATCCACCGTCATTAAAGTCGTTGATCTGGCAGATCGCCTTTGGTATATGCTCACAGTGTGCATCCCAATATTCGTGCGTCACACCCCTACACTGCCACGGGTGATCCATGCGAACGAGACGGGTATTTGGATATTCCATAGATCCAGCACACTGCACGATCGTATATCCAACATGTTCAAGTGGATATGTCTTCAGCGATCCCGGATCAAACATCATATCGGCATCCAACAGAAGTCCATAGGTATCCTTGAGATCCCATCCAGTCTTTTTCAGATACGACTGTGCATTGGCAAAGCTCGCTGTGCGATTATACCCAAAATCTTGCCAAGGGACCTGCGTTAGACAGCCGTCGTGTGTCTTGAGAAACTCAGTTGCAATCTCACACGTCTTGTCTGTTGATCCGGTGTCGCAGATACAGTATGCTTCTACAAACCCTGCAACGGATTCTATACATCGCTTGAGAATTCGTTCCTCATTGCGGACCATGAGGATAAGAACAAATTTTGTCATGGTGCGTCCGTATTGTCCTTCCTCTAATCATTCTGTCTAAGTAAATGAGCACAGACTTTGTCAAGCAATCGCTCCGTGAGAATCTGAGTCGCGTCCTAATTCCGCATGTTGCCGACGGTCTCTGGAGTATCTATGATAACGCCAAGACTGCCTGTGTGCGCAACAAGCAACCTGGTGAGACCCTCAAGACATTTCAAAACCTCCTTACCCGCGTCCCCCAGTGGTCCGATGAGGTTCTGGAGACAGAGGTGAAGCGTATTGAGACGGTGTCCAAGTGCGAGTACATGGATGACCTTCTGCTCGGTGTGTTTGTCAGTTATATCCGTGCGTTTGCCAGTCTCCAGCAGTCTGATGAGGCCCATGTGAATGTTGAGTTTGATCGTCCTTCGCTGTCCAAGTTCATCTTCACGCTCTACAAGTCTGCTGCTCGCAAGTGCTGGTCCAATGCCTATATGTTCAAGACAATTGATGTATCATCTGAACAGCAGTCGCGCAACCGTCGCGATATTGAGACCATGCTGAGTGGTGCACTGGACGAGGTTATCGATAGCTTCATTCCGTGGAAGGATATTAGCAAGGCCTATTTCCAGGCCAAGAGCAGTTCTGTTTCGGAGAAGCGCCCCGATACGCCTATGCCCCCGCCCGCCGAGGAGGCCCCCGTTCCCAAGCCGGCCCTGTCGTTTGGACAATCGGAGACGGTTGAGTTTGAGACGGATAACGAGGAGGAGGAGCGCCCCCGCCTTCAGATGGGTGAGGACATCAAGCTTGACTTATCCGACGATGAGGAGGAACCGGCCGCCAAGCCCACTGGAGTTATGGAGCTGAACCTCTAAGCGTTCAACTTCTCCAAACGAATCCACATTGAAAATGCAAATGACAGACTACCAAACGCTCGGTATGATTGTCGGAGCCGTAATGATTGTTGCTGCATTGCTCTACGTTCTCGACCGTCGTGCGAAGGCCCAGGGCGTTGATTATATGGATTTGGGTAAGATTGTTGCTGGATCGGGTGTTGTTACAACGGGTGTCTTGTATTCGCTCGGAACTGAGGCGGTGACCGATGTTGCTGAGACCGTGGCGACGGCTGCCCAGGATATGTTTGTGGGCAAGCCCGAGTTTTAAAGTCGCTTCCAAACGAGATGCGAACCATACCACAAATTGGTTAATCCATGATCCTTGAGATTCTTTGCAATCTTGTCATAGTTGCACTTCCAATCGTAATCTTGCTCATATAAGACTGTATTCAACTGGTCATACATCCAAGGATTTTCATCAAAAAATGTTTCAAGAAATCCTTCACAATCAGCAACAAGCGTTGTAAACTTCAGATCGTATAGTTCTTGAACCTCTTCAAGTGTATAGGATTTGACTGTTGTAGGTTCTGTTGTGTGGACTGAAGTTGTTCCGTACCCATCGTAGTTATCAAGCTCGGTTAATGCAACTGGCCTCTGTGAAATCACCCCTTTCAAGATACGAAATTTACACCCGTTCACTTCACGATTGCGTTTAAGACACTCCCAGATTCGGGGATCAGGGTCAACAGCTACGTGATTAAAAGGATTGTTTAGCTTTCGGTTAATAACAACCGATACGCTTCCATACCGAGCGCCAAGTTCGAGAACGACGTCATTGGGTTCGATAAATGCGTTTGCGTGAACTTGTTCGCGATTCTCCCAGCGATCCGTATCGACTGTCTCGCCATGTTCATTAATGATATCCATTTGTGAGTGTGATAGACTCTATGACTCAATTACCAACGCATCTCCGAGTTGGGCTGCCGACGGCGTAGCGCGATACTGGACCATCCGGCTAATCTCCTTCTTCGGAACGGCTGAATCTCCACAATACCTGACAATCGCCTTATATAGATCAAATCCATGATAACGATCGTGGTTGTCCATCTTCGTGCGAAACATCACGGATGTGCCATCTGTCTGCTTCATCCACTGAATAAACACTGTAAATAGCGGATGTGTGTACTCATGCTTCGGTCCCTTGGGAAACATATCCCAGAAGACCGATGTAGCAAACCGAACCAAGTCAAATGACGATGAAGCGCCAATGTGCGGGTGCTTGTTGTCATAAAACGGCTCCATGTTATACTGGCCACCCGCCTCTTCATCTTCCTGAAACTGACTACTCATGAACAGTTTGGGTTCCTTGAGTCCAGTCAAGCGCATGCTGAGGATCGATCGATCAAAGTCGATGATCTTCATCAGGAATCCAAATGTCGGGACCTTGTAGACCATTCCACCGTGATTGTATATACAGTGTGTCTGGTTGGTCTTGACATACATGATATTGTTGCCATGGAGATCATTATGTGTGAACCCAAAGTTGCGCTGGGCATACGCAAGAGCAAACACCACCTGTGAAACCCATGCAACGTGCTTCTCGGGCTCTGGATGAAGCTTGATCAGATCATAGAACGTGCCCTCACAGACCTCCATCACCGTGGTCATTACAGGCACGTCTGTAAAGGTAGCCCACGCAAACGGCTCATCCTCTTCTTCAGGACCCTCTTCCTCGTTTGTTCCATCTGAGCATGCACAAGATTCAATGTCGTACACATCATCTTCAGTTGACTCCTCCTCTTCCAACTCGGGGGATCCAGACGATGCAACGTCATACGCCTCTGCCGATCGGTCTGTGTCCGGAGCACTGACGTGATCTGCATCCACATCCTCAATTCCGTCCAATGCGAGATCCTCTGCAGTTTCAATCGCAATGCGGGCGCGGCGTGTGTGGCTGAACTCTGCATCGTGCCCAGATGTGCGAAGCTTGAGTTCAAACGTCTTTCCAATCTTTTCAGCAAACCACCCCTTCTCAGTGAGATCTTCGTAATCATCTGAAATATCAATCGTGTGGGATCCTGCAAGGCCGGCGTATACACCATACACCTTAGGAAAGTGTTCGCATCCAGATTCAGAAAGTGCGATGGAGGTCATGGCTCCAACATACGCAGCCGTATGAGGGCTCTGCATGCGGTCCTGAAGATCATCGGCAACATCAGTGCGCTTCGGAACCCCAAAGGCACCATAGTCCCCTCGCATCGTCTTGAAGGGAGACAGAATCATCGTAGTCTTGCGGTGAACCGGGATGGTCTGTCCACGAATCTTAACATGTGTATCGTCTACAATGGACTCAATCGGAAACTCAAGCTTCACTCCATAGTCGTGTAATCCAGCAAGGTTTTCCGTCTTGAAGAGCTTTTCAAGGCATGGAAAGAACGGTTGCATCGTCTTCATTGACCAAAGCGTTCCGTCCAACTTTGGCATACGATGGATCTTCAAAGATACGGGTGTCGTTCGCAGATCCTTTCCCATTGTGAGATGTCTCGGCGGGGAAAGTTAAAAAATAAACGACGAGGAGAACAAGATGACGCAGAACTTCAATCTCAAGAAATTCAACATGGAGATGATCAAAGAACGATGTGGAATGGATTCTCGTAAAAGTCCCATGATCGTGATCATTGGAAAGAAGGACACTGGTAAATCCTTCTTGGCTCGTGATCTTCTGTTTAACGTTCAGGACTCATTCCCCGCAGGTATGGTAATCTCTCCTACAGAAGCCGTGAACGAGTATTTCCAAGCGTTTGTTCCGTCCAAGCTGATCCACGATAAGTATGAGCCTAGCAAGGTGCAGGCGTTTATCAAGCGCCAGTTCGGTGCCAAACAGCGTTTTCTCAAGTCTAAGGCGTCCGGACAGCCGTTTGATCCTCGTGCGTTTCTGATTCTAGATGACTGCCTGTATGCGGCAAAAGAGTGGATCAACGAAGAGTCCACTCGTTTCGTCTTCATGAACGGTCGCCACTTGGACATGATGACCATTATCACAATGCAATATCCGTTAGGTATCACACCGAATCTTCGCACCAACGTGGATTTTGTCTTCATTCTCCGTGAGAATATCCTAGGTAATCGTCGTAGGATTTACGAGAATTATGCAGGTATGTTTCCTACCTTTGAGATGTTTTGTGATTTCATGGACCAGTGCACAGA